TTGTTCTTCTTTTAAAGATTGTTGAAACGTAGAGTTTAATTGATCTACTATACCTGTAAGCGTTCTATTAATTTGTCTTTGCGTACTAATATCATATTCAAGTTTAGGCTCTGGTACTCTAACAATTATTTTAGTCATTATCTTGCTCCATCCGGTTTAACATCTAACAGAAAAGTTCCAAATCTCCAACTTTGTTCTACTCCTGTGTTTTCTATTTTAAAATTAACATAACGACCTCTTGCTCTGGTGTCTACTTTTTCTGTACTTGAAGTAATAGTAAACGGACTATAAGTAGAAACTGTATTAGCGTTAGATGGAAAATCTTTAATTGCAAGAGTAACTTCCGCATTACCTATTAATGTTTTAAAGTCAGGTATAAACCTACTTACCGATACAAACAATCCACCTTCATTGCCTTGAGTGTTTAAGTCATAATCGTAGGAAGTTACAAAAGAAGTAACCGGAGTAACTGAACCGTCTTCATTAGTTTGATCGGTACCTATTTCATGTTCAAAATATTTAGTTTGACCTAAACCAGACTCACCTAAGATTGTTGGAAAAGTTCCGGTTAAAGTAGTATCAAATTTAGTGGCATATGGTTTTTGATAAATATTAGCATCCATCCACGATGTTCTCGGTTCATTAGACAAAGCCCAAATACCACCTGGTATTTGTGCAGACTCTGCATAATTATAAGTTACGGCTTTATTATTAAAATCATTATCTGCTGGATACCACCAAGTTATTTCTGAAAATAAATTATTTAAACCAGCGGTCATTTGTTGACCTTTAGTAGTGTCGATGTTGTCAAATACTTCGTCTTCAACTGAACACGGTAAAGTTTTAACTGTACCATCATACATTAAGAAACCTTTAGAGCTCATCCAATAAGCTACTCCGTCCACTTCTACTGCTGCGTTTTTACCAATTAAACCACAGTTAGTACCCACTTGTTCTACACCAAATATAAAAGGTGCTCCAACAAACTTCATTGAGTACAAAGCATTATCAGTCCAAATTAAAATAGCTTCCTTAGTTTTTAAGGCACCAATAATTTTAGTGCCATCTTGTATACGTAAAGTTCCTGCGCTGTTAGTAGAAGTAACTTTAAAAGTATTTATTTCTTCTTGTGAAGAAAATCTAATAAACATGTCGTCTTGACTACTGGTTGTACCTATTGTGGTTTCTGTGCCTAAATGTAATAAGTGACGAGTAGTAGGTGAAATAAGCGTTAGGCGCGATGCAGTAGGATTGTTACTAGTTGAAAAACCAGAAGTAGCCACTGCCGCACGTACCGTTAAAGGACTAGATGCGGAAGGGTTCCAAGTAAAAGTAGAACCGTTAGCAATTGTTGCTATAAGCACTTCACCAAAATTATCTAGCGACCATAAACCTGGTTCTAGCGTTGTTTGGTTAGCAGGTAGCGCTGTGCCCCAACCACTAAAATCAGTAGCATTGGTAACCGTAGCACCAGAGCTATGCGCTGCAGCGGCACTACCTAACGCACCTCTAGTTGCACTGGTCATGGTATTAGTACCTTTGCCAGTATAAGTAATTAACTCGTTACCAATAGCTAATGTGCCTGCAGTAGGAAAGCCAGAGTTAGATGTAACCGGAATAGTGGTTACACTATCATTAATACCAGAAGATAACGTATTGGTTAAAGCGGTAGATAAATTTCCACCCCAAGGACCAACGCCCCAACCATAACCATAAGTTTGTTTTTGGGGTCCAACTTTTGCATATATATTTACCGTAGTTGAGCCACCGGTTGAAATACTTGCAGTTGCGGCTGCTGAAGAAGTAATAGTAAAAGTAGTTGCACTAGGAACCAAATTAACCATAAACACTTTGTTTTCAAAATTAGCTGCGCTAAGACCTGTACCACTAGGTAGTGTTACGGCATCAAGTTCAATAATGTCTTCTGCAGCTAAACTGTGTGCTGATCCAGTAGTAACAGTTATAACAGTGGAACCATTTGTTGTTGCTATAGTTGCACTGGTTTGTTGTAGATCAGTATTAAAAGGCGATATATCAAACAATTGCCCTTCAAAATATAATAATAAAAATTTATCTGTACCAAGCGCAATGTATCTATTGCCGGTAATATCTAAAAAAGGATGTTGTGATCGTACTACGCCAACAATACTATCATTTGTTAAAGAAGCCCAACCACCAATTTTTTCCGGTAAACCATAACGAAACCGAACATTATTGCTATCAACCCAACGGTTTTCAGCACCCTTGGTAGTGTTTTGTTTATCTACACCTGGTAAAATTTTAAAATCAAGGAGAGCCATTTATAACACCTTAATCTTTCTTAGTTTTAAAAATCCAACCTTTAGTGGAATTTGCATAGACCAATGTAAAAGATTCACCATTTTCATTTACCGTTAAGTTTGAAGTCGCACCATTAATGGGTTGACTGTTTCTAGCTATGGTTAAATTGTTTGAATTAAAACTTAATTTTGAATCTATAAAATGCACTTCATTGCCAACCGCAGGACTTGCTGGTAATGTTATAGTTACAGCAGTTGATGAAGTATCAACAAATATTTGATCACCATTTACAGCAGTGTATGCTGTGGTTGTAGTTTTATATCCTTTTTGTACCAAACCATTCACAACATTGGTACCGTCTACTATAACCAACATAGTTGCACCTACAGGCATAGTTAGCCCGCTACCTGATGTTGTCTTAATAGTTATAGTATAGTGGTTAGTGGTTCTAGTAGTACCATCAATTACAATATATGTTTTTTCGGTTGAATCTGGAAATATTAAACTTCTATTAGCAGTTAAAGTACCGGTTAGTTTAATTACTTTATTACGACCATTTGATTCTGCACCATCACTAATTGCAGGTGCTTGGTCACCAGAACCTAAACTAAGTTCTACATAACCGCCAACAGCTTGTTCAACTAAATCTAAATTAGTATTAGTAACTGTACCCCATAAACCGGCCTTTTCGCCAGTGGTCATTTTTTCTAGTTTTAATGATGTTGAATAAGATGATGCCATAATTAATTATACCCTATGCTGCTATTTCTGTCCATGTGTTAGTTGCTCCTGGAATAATGTCATTCCACGTAATAACTCCAGCACTTGTCGTAGTTACAACCATACCACTTCCAGTTACTGCAAAATTTGCTTCAGCTACTATAGTAACTGTACCTGAACCAGCAGTAATTGTGTTGGTACCACCACTATTAATAGAACCACCACGACCTATAACTTGACCAACCGATGCGGTTAAACCACTTCCAGTAACAGTAAAATTAGCGTCAGCTGTAACAACTACGTCACCAATAGCGGCAGTTATCGAACTACCAGTAACAGTAAATACTGCTCCAGCAGTTATTGTTGCTGAACCACTTGCAGAAGTAACTTGATTACCTCCAGCTACTACATCAACAAAACCTTTTAGTGTTATATTACCTACAGCTGCGGTTAAAGCGTTACCAGTAACAACTACATAGCTTTCAGTATCGCCAGCAGCGCCAAAAGTTAAATCAGCAAAAGAGGAAAAGCCAAGAGCCATAGTTTATCCTTAGTGTTTAGCTATCGCTTAAAGATGTAACATCAAAACTACTATCAGTAGTTTCTACAACTGCGTCAGCTGTCCATACCGTATACTTCTTATTGTACATATCATCCCAATGAGCTACGTCAAATAGAGCTAGTATCTCAGCTTTGGTATAACTACCAGGTGCTTTTGATGGTGTGTCTATTTTAACATTACCACTGAATGTATGTGGGTGTGTAGTCTTGGTGTACTTATATTGTACCGACCATTCGATTACATTCCCGTCAGCATTTTTTTTAGGGATTGCTGATACCCAAGCTTTGGTTGCGTCAGATGCGTGTGACATATTATTCTCCTTTTAGAGTGTTTACTTCTTGTTGTAGAGTTGTAACAGTAGCCGACAACTCTTGTACGGCTTTGACTAGAGGCGTTAACAAGTTTCCATAACTAGCTTCTAATTTGTTAGGGTTCTCTTCTAAGACTAAATTAAGGACTGCGTTGTTTCCATCACAAGCTGTTAGTAACTCTTGGGCTAAAAACCCTAGACGAGTGCTTCCATCTTTAACATTACCATCTCTTGTTTCCCATTTAAACTGAACAGGTCTAACAGTATTAATAAAATCTAAACCATAAGGTGAATCAATAACATCTGTTTTATCTCTTGAATCTGATAATGCTGAAATTGATTGGTCATTACAACGTAGGTTAGATACATTACCATCACCAAGCGTAAACTGACCGCTAGTAGTATTTGAACTAGGTTGCGCTCCACTACCTAAGTTAGTACAATGACTACCTGTTGCGTGAGATTGACCTGCTAAACTTCCAATAGAAGTATTATTTGAACCACTTGTTAATCCTTTTCCTGCTTCAAGACCGAGAAAAGTATTTTTTATGCCTGTAGTCACTGCAGTACCTGAATTCCAACCCACAGCTGTATTACCAACATCACCTTTACTGGCTATATCCATTGTTACCAAAGCCCTATAACCAATAGCTACATTTCTATCAGCAAGAGTATTAGTTCCTAAAGATTCGTGTCCTATTGCAATATTACCATCAGCATTAGTCATTGCAAGTCCAGCGTGATATCCGATTAAAGTATTATAGCCACCTGTGGTTACAGAACTTCCAGCATTATATCCCACAGCAGTTATATAATCGGCCGTGGTCAAAGCATCTAAAGTGTAGTTACCTATTGCTACGTTAAACTCTCCACCATCAATACCACCACCGAGTGCCGCTCTACCAATAGCCAAGTTATCATGCTCGGTATCGTGTCCGTCACCAGCAGCTTGTCCTATAAATACAACACTATGTCCTGTGGTTAAAGCCGCACCAGCATTTTGACCAATTATTACAGAACTGTGTCCTGATGTTAGGGCTTTAGCAGCGTCAGTACCTACTATTGTATTTGCAGCACCAGTTAGTGCAGCAAGAGCTGAGTCGTGTCCTATAATCACATTATCTGACCCAGTAGTTAATCCAAGTCCAGCACTTCTACCAAGTGCTGTGTTATTACCACCAGTAGTAGCAGCTCCTAAAGCAGCTCTACCAAATGCAGTATTATTTGAACCTTCAGTAAGTGCATTTAAAGCACCTGAACCTCCAGCAGCATTATCAGAACCTGTAGTAAGATTTTCTATTGATTGATTTCCTACTCCTGTGTTGTTACTACCTGTGGTTATTGCACTACCAGAAATATAACCAAGTGCGGTATTTCTATCACCCGAAGTTAAAGCACTTAATGATAAGTTACCGACTGCTACGTTAAACTCTCCACCAGCTATTGCTCCACCGAGAGCCGATTGACCAAATGCTGTGTTGTTACCCTCAGTATCAAAATTGTAAAGAGCTTGAATCCCTACTCCAGTATTGTTAGTTCCAGTTGTTATGTGTTTACCAGCTTGATAACCCATCAAGGTATTATTGCCACCAGTATTTATAGCACCACCAGCGTCATAACCAATAGCCACATTATAATCTCCAGTAGTAATTGCGTCTAATGCTGTTAATCCATA